GCGGTATTATTGGTTATGGTCTATACTCTAACTTAATACATTTCCAACCTTGGCGTTTGCACCACCACATGGTTTTAATTGCTTTGAATAGGGACGGACCGGCATATATCTGTAGCCAATAGTAATGGTCACTACCTACTGCGGATTCCCATACATTTACTTCGTATTTCCAGCCCATTATATTACCTGTAGTTTAATACGTATCTATACCACTGAATGTATCTGTACCGAATACTTTACAGATAATAGTTACATCATTCTTGTCCTCTCGCTTACTGATAATTTCCATATCCATTCGGTTCGGATAATGCCTCAATAGGAAATATGCTTGTTTACGTATTTCTTTTGGTACTCTTGGTGTTTTCTTTGGATTAATTAAATTCTTCAGAAATTCTTCAGTTTGAACGACTGCTCTTGTTCTTTCGTATGGTAATGTCATTATAGCACCTCATCAGGGAATTGTTCGGTTGGTCTAAATTTATATTCTCTTTTTGGTGTATACGGGAATGTAATTGGTTGGTGGCTTTCGGAACTGGTGAAATATGATTTGCTTACTTCACCTTCAAATTCCATCCATTCCCAAAAGATAACTGCATCGATATCATATGCTTGGCCATCAAACCTATCTGGCTGTTTAAATACATGGCTACATCGGATATTCTGTTTACTATAACCATGGTCAAACCATTCCCAATCTTCACCGGTTAATGGTACAATTGGTTCAAATGCCGCTAGTTTACTGAATAGGTTAATGGTATATGGTGCTGAAGAACCAGAATGTCCCTCACCATCAAATACATCCAATAGTTTCAATACATGGTTGCAAATGGCCTCTTGCATTTCATCCATATACTGGTCATTCTCATTAATCCAGCCAGCGGCTCGGAATTCTTTCATTGCGTGTTTTTGGTAATTGTTCATATTTTAATAACTCTAATGGTTTTGGGTGGTAGTTCTATACCAAAATGCTCATGGATAATACTTACTGCGGTGTCCTCATCAAATGGGAATGGTTCTTTTTTCCATTTCAATATAACTTCGGAACATTCTTTTATGATTAACTCAGCAAACTTTCTTTGTGAGGTAGTAAGACCAGTGGGGTCGAAGCCGTTATATTCTGCGGAAATGATTCCGGCCTCTATAGCAAGTTCTTTAATTCTTTCGTTCATTTAAAATCATCTTCCCATAGTTCCCTATACGTGGTTTCAAATTCTCGCAGGCGTACAATTTCATTTGCGGCCTCGTCCAATATATCCGCAATTCTATCTGGTTTGCCTTCTTGTACCGATTTTCTGTCTTGTATCTGGCGGCGTATCTCAGCACGTTTTCTCAGGCGGTAGACAATATCGTTTTCATTCATCTTTTTTACTAATTTGAAACATAAATGCAACGGTCAATAGAAACCACCAAGGGCTCCAGTCATCAACTGAAACCAGGTATGCCGTGCCAGCAACCAAAATTAAATTATATACACAAATAGTTAATACGTTCATTTTTCTTCTTTCATTCTAGCACATTCCCATGCGGCCTGCAACCACTCAATCATTCTTTTCCGTCTTTCATATTCAACCATGGAAAACTCATCATGAAATCGTTCGCCTCGCATACCATAGTTTTCTATCTCATCAAACCATGCATCAAAATCTTCGTATTTCATTTCTTTTTACCATAAATTAACATCATTGCATCATATACACAATCATCAATTGGATTATGTTTGGTGATATGTAACGATGGGTCAAATGATTCTACCCATGGTGGTACTTCAATATCAGTATAACCATTGGTTGTACCGCATAGAAAATCAACTGCGGTTCTTACATCACGCCATCGTTCGTATTTAAAGATTGGTTCGATACCTAATTGTTCTTCGATATCATCCATGACCAATTGGTCTAGATTACCACGCGCCCATACCCAACACTTATTATCGTTCTTTGATTTTGCCCATTCACGCATACGTTCATATGCATCTTCGAATTTCTCATCGATACCTGAGGGCTTAAATGATTTGTTTTTAACGTTCTCGCATTGTTTAGCCCACCATTCCATAGTGGACTTACCTGCGGTACGTTTTAGTCTTTGCAATTGGTCAGATACTTCTAACTTTGCAAAAAATGCACTTTGCTTTAGTTCTGTATGGCTTGGTTGTTCATCTGGATTAAAATGAATACAAGCCATAGACAAAATAACGGAGTTAGACTGCTTGCCTAACGTTTCAACATCAAATATAAACATAATTAAATTATTCTTTCAGACTGCCAGCCGTATCCTTTTAAGAATCTCACACCAAGTATGATAATTGCTTTTGTTTTATGACCATCATAATAAAAGTTCTCAGTGTTAAACCATTTCCAGTCGTCATTTATTTGAACACCGACATACCAAGATTCTTCATACTGCCAGTATTTGTCGTTGTCTTGAGAGTTTTTATTTGAGCGCCATTTAATCCGATAATTGAATATCGGACCGTAGTGCCATTCGAAACGTTTGGTGTAAATCATGCGCTGATTATACAGACAAAAGAAAACCCGGTCAAGCCGGGTTTGTTATGTTTGCCTTAGATTTTGTCTAAGGAAAAGTTACCACCAAACTGATTTTGATAATTTTCCATCAGTGCATCAAAATCTGATTTAGGTGGTGTTACATAATCTGCAACTGCACCATACTCACCGGCTGTTGCGGCTGCCCACAAATCCAAAGAATGTTGATAAGAATCGTTGGGGTTTATAGTGAAGGGAATTTCTTCATCAAAATGTTCGAATTTAACAACACAATCAATTCTAGTTTTTTCTGCATTGGCCCATTTAAGTTCTTTAGCAGATTCAATTTTCCAATCTAAGTTTTTAATTTCCATAATTATCTCCAGTTATGCATATCTTAACCAAACAGAATTTCTGCTGTGAAATGTAGCAGGACCTTTAGGAGTGGCAGAAGTATAACTGAGTAGTCCACCCATTAGTCTCCAAGAACCTGAGGCTGCTTGAACAAGTTGTGCGCCAGTATCGGTGAAATATAACGACGAACCAGCAACAGTGAATCCCGGCGACCTTGTGGCGCTGTTTGTAGGATAAGTTAGCAATGCATAAGTGCCAATGGTGTCGGCACCTAATCCGGCCGTTGCGTTTGGTACGTTTGTTGTCTGTGTTGTCGCATCGTTATAAGTAACAGTTGTTCCGCTAATAGTAATAGCCATTTAAAATCCTTTTATAGTTCTGAATTGTCTTGGTAGACAGTCGAATCTTTTGATATAATCATATTTATATATTTTACCGCAAGGTCTTCCTCTGGAAAATATCTCACAATTGTTTGTCCTGTATACTTCGAAACAAACATCAGAAGAATTTCAGTGTTTTTATAGACGGAGAATTTGATAATCCAGCCGTTCCTTATGGCCGGCTGGAAATATGTTGTATTACTTCTTATTTCCTGCACCAGCAAGTCCCGAGAAGTTTTCAACGATTTTTCTTGCATTGCTTGCTATTTCATCCGCTACGTATGTTAATCCATAGGTATATGTAGCAAATTGTGGACCTACAAAACCTTTGATTGCCTCAATTGTAGATTTGGTGGCCTGAGCATTAACATCAATCATTGCGATTGTTAAGTCTTTTGATTTTTGGTTTAATTCTTGATATGTCATTTTGTATCCTTTTAAAGCGATTGTTAATTCATCCCATTTGGCGATGATAATAGTATTTATGTAACTTATGATGCACTGCAACATAGAATACCCACTCTAATTAAATGCTAGATTTCTTGTGTACTCTGAGCAATTTAACCTGTGAGTCTGGTGCCAAGTAACCACGAACGCGAATCATTTTGGTTTGATTGATTGCGTCCTCACCTGTAGTAAATTCAAGCAACTTATTCTCAATCAAATACTCCGCCAATTGTGTGGCCAATTTTGTTTTAACATACTGTGCAAACTCAGCTTCACTCTGCAATCTAAAGATTGTTTCCACATCAACAACAATTGAGCCGATAACCATCTTACCACCAATGGCAATATCTTCATGCTCAAACTTCACTTCCGCATATGGGTCAAAGTCGTGCGAACCATACTGTAGTATAGCCATTACATACCTTTAATTTGTCGCCATGTATCATCTTGGCTTACAACATCTCGGTGCCAAATAGTTCCGTCATTACATAATGCAGTTACAACAATACGACCAGTATTGGTTGTGCTTGTACTGATTTGTATAATCTTCCTGGTTTGTTTCGTTTCTTGTTCTGGTTTCTCTGTAGCCATGATTATTCATCCTCTTTTGTTTCAAATGCTCTAATAATATCATATACACCGTCAGCAGACTTGTCTATATGAATAATGTTTGAAAAGCCTCGGTATGCAAACCTATGCTTTTCATCTGTCTCACCGAAAACATCAATCATGATTTCCGGTTCACCCATATGATGTTTATATTCATCATCATATGTGCAATATAAATCTTCAAGTTGCCGAATCAAATCAATAATTCTCATTGAAATAGTTCTTTTCAAGATGGTCAATAATTTGCATTATTTCTTCAACTGTCATTGTGCCTTCATCACCACTAATTCTATCCTCTAAAGATAGAACTTCATAATCATCGTTCTCAACGTCATACCAAACATAGAGGCAAATTTCTTCTTTTGGTCGGTGAATTAAAGCCCAAGGTGTTACGTCATGCTCTGGAAATTCTTCATCATTAATTGTATTGCGATGTAAAAACACGGCAAAAGAAATCATATCTTTATTGCCTTGTTCTTCGTATACATAATCTCCGTTTTCATCTTCGGTTTCTTTATCACCAAAGCCATCGAAAATAACCTTTACACTTTCGACGGGAGATATATTCACACCAATTTCTAAATCGTCACGGTCTTCCACACACCAGTAAGAGTTGCTTACAAGTGCCGAAATTATTCGGCAGTATTTGTCATAATCATAGTCCATATTAAACTCCAAACTTTTTCAGAATATCTTCTTTGAGTTTTTTATTGACTGTACCCAAATAATTCACATCGAATGTAGTGAGTGTGGATGATTTAATCGATTCATCAATAGTTTGCAATACTTCTTCAAGCATTCTATCGTACAGACCTTGCAATTGCTGGTCATATTCACTTGACCAATCAATATTACCAGGACCTGGTCCCCATTTTTCATCTTCCCAGAAAGCAAAACCTGCGTCAACGGCCAATTCAGTTAGTTTTTTATTGATAAGCATAATATTCTCCAATTTTTTGTATTATATCGCAAGGTGGGTGCCATTACAAGCCACCCACCACATGATTACCTTACGCTGCCTTACCCCATACATCATCCCATGTACCAGATAATGCACCTTTAGCATAATCGGTTGCACGGTTCTCAAAGAAATTGGTATGTGTTGGTGCATTAATCATTTCTTCAACCCATGGTAATGGATTCTTTTTGACCTTAAAGATACCTTTCATGCCAAGACCAATCAATCTGCGGTCAGCAATATATCTAATATACTTCTTAACATCTTCATTGGTTAGACCTTCCATCTCTGTCATACCAAATGCCAAGTCAATGAATTTATCTTCAAGTTGAACCATCTTATCAGCGATAGTATAGATTCGACCTTTGAGTTCATCGTTCCATATTTCCTGATTCTCATTAATGTATGTCTTGAATACCTTCATCATATTCTCGGCGTGCATTGTTTCATCTACAATAGACCAAGTAACAATCTGACCCATGCCTTTCATTTTACCATGGCGTGGGAAATTCAACAACATAATGAATGACGAGAACAATTGCATACCCTCAGTAAATGCAGAGAATGTAGCAATATGTGTTGCAGTAGATTGTTTATCACCATTCTTACTTGAAATGTCCAAGATATAATCGTGCTTATCTCTCATCTCCTGATATTCAAGAAACTGGTTGTATGTGGTTTCAGGTAGACCAAGAGTTTCAATCAAATGGCTATATGCGGCAACGTGCAA